TTGACTGTATCGTGAACACATTGGTCGAAGAGACAGAGACAATCGTGTAATTTCCGAAAACAGTGATGCCGCCAAAAGATGTCGCCACGAGCGCGGCAAAAGTGTCTCCCGCAAGATAACCATGATTGGCCAGCGTGACGTTGACCGTGGCAGTATTGGACGTGAATTGATACAACGGAACGGCGCCGCCAGAGGTGACAGTTGATGTCGCTGCCTGAGGCTCTCCCAGCACGTCTGTCGCCGTGACGATGTATTGATTTAGACCATCAACATATGTCGTTTCATAGAGGCCGAATAAAACAAGGCCGCCAACCGAGATCGGCGTCTTTATGTCCACCGTGTCAGAACTGTATATGCTCGAGCCGGCATCGGTAATCGTGACCAAAGCGCTGCCGGCGACTGTCGATGCAGATACCGGAGCGTTTTCTGTCTCGCTTTTGGGGGACAGGATCTGACGCGTCCCATCCGATATCTCAGAAAGACCGTCCGTCGCATACAAAATACCGGCAGTCGTAAGCGCGCCGTAGTTCGTCTCCGCAAATGTCACAGCCCCAGTTGACGTCGCCGGATTGTATGTGGCGCCGGTGAGTGTTTTTGTCCCGTTATATCCAGACGGAACCACACCCGATACAACAATGCTATCTCCGACGCTGAAGGAGAAGTCTCCGGAATAGTTGATCGTTGTGTAGTTTGTCGGCCCGACAACCGCATTCGAGAGAGAGACAACGACTACGCGCCTCGGCTGACTGCCAAGAGCAAGATACTGAATTGCGTTCGTATCTTGCCACGCCCAGAGAGCGCGCACAGTTGAGCCGACATTCGACGGAAAATATCTCGTCCAGCCGCCAAGCTTTTGAACAAGGCCAATGCCCTGTTTATCCGGAACAAATCGGATGAGCTGACTTGCTGAAATTGCCGCCTCGTTGAGCGCAAGCGTTCGATTTTGATCGACGCCCGGAAGAAGCTTCATAGTTGCGTGCGGCATTATCTATTACCTTGTCGGCGTCGCAGAGACAGATGTGGACTGCGATGACCACGCAGCGGCCTCAAACTTCTTCCTGTTCTCTTCCGTAATCGCGCCCTTAAGCAGAGTCTGATATTGCGTCTCGTAAGTCACCGGCATTTGCGGATCGTTGCCCATCGCAGAAGAGAAGTTCCTCTGATAGGCCGCGATATAAATCATGGAGGCCATGATAAAGAGATCCGGCAAATACAGGCTGATGAATGTCGTCGGGTTGGTGACGGACATAGACGACGGGCGATAAGTTCCGACGATCTCGACCGTATATGTCGCATCAGCATATGGTCCGACCAAAAACGTATAGGCCGATTCTCCGTCGCCGAATGGGCAGAAATATTTTGGCTGACCCGTGTTGGCGGAAGCGCCATAGACCGCGTCCAGAAACTCCTTCGTCGTCGGAAGCAGAGGAACGCGGATACATGAGTCTGGATTGGTTGCTCCAGCCGGCGTCAGGAGATTGATTTGCTCGCAGACGACGAGCGTGCCATTTTCAGACGGGAAAAAGTTCGCAGACGGGACCGTGATCGTCCTGGAATTGATAGACACGGAATAGCTTGAGTTCGCAACGGACGTGAAAAGGAAGTCCAGATCACGGCAAATGCGGTTCTCGGCATATGTGATAGCCTGCGGCAATATCGTCAGAAACGCCGTGTCCGTTTCATCAACGACCGCCATGGTCGCAATTTGCGTCTTGTAGCTGCTCGTTCCTGCAACTGAGCCGTCATAGCTAAGGCCGGTCGTCATCCTGAAACCCCTTGTTCTCGAGGCATCCTAGCACAAGCCGCGACCTGTTTACTACTGACCGATTCGACACGCCGCCCGCAGCTTGCCGTAGTCAGTGATCATCTTTGCGACCTGCGCCTCACTGTGCATTTTGCGCAACTCGCCTGCCGCCTGTCGCTGCTGGGCCGCCGTGTAATTGATCAAGGGCGGACAGCCGCTGGATGTGGTCTGGCAGGCGGCGAGGCTAAAAGACGCCGCGATCAAGGTCAGAAATTGTTTCATTGATGGTCTTTGGCTGCGCGATAATCTCGGCCTGCGCCCGATCCGTCTCGGCTCTTTTGGTTGCCGCCCGGGCACGCTCTTCGTCGGCGCCGCTCTGCCTGATCGCCGCAATAACCGTGCGGCCGAGGAAAAACAGAACAGCGCCGGCGACCCCTATCGAAAGGAGGGCTATCACTGCTTCTTGGTCCCGCCAGTCACGTCGGCGTCTTTCGCATAGGCGCCAACGCCAAGGCTGGCCAGCACAAACGGCCAGACCTGCTCAAGCGGCGGAAGCGGGATCGCTGCGGGCCAGAAGCCAGCATAGTTCAAGGCATAGGCAATCAGCGGGATGAGGCCCGAAATTGTCGTGCGCCAGCTAACGATGAGGTCCTTCATGGGTGCTACCTTTCCTTTGCCTGCTGCAGGGCGTCCTGAAACGATAGGGCATAGCCGGCGATCAGCTTGGCCCTATCCGTCCCGTTGATGATTCGTCGCGCACCGACATAATCAGGGGTCTTACCCGGCTGGATGTAGTCAGACAGCTTCTTGCCAGTGAACATGCCGAGGATCATGCCTCGAAAAGCGATATCCAGAGACTGAGGCCATTTCAGCGCATCAGCCGGATCGCTGATCCCGAACTTCAGATAATTCGTTTTCCAGGTAATCTGAATCAGGCCGCGACCTATCCAGGGCCAATATTTCTTGGATTTCAGATACTGCGCCGAGCCCCACTCCTCTATCGGCTGCATCTTGAATCCGGTCTCGTGCGTTACCGTCGCCAGCAAGTAAGCGAGCTCGGTGTCTGGCATTTTGGGCCATTTCTCGTCGCGGTAGGACAAGATTTTGTTGATCCCGGAAACCTGAGCCTGCGTCATCTTTCCACCAAAGACAGAGCGCCGGATCCGGTCGAAAAAATATTCCATGTTCATCAGCGATCAGCCTTCTGGTTCAAGGCGTCAATTATGCGGTCTAATTTCGAGAAAACCTGATTCAAGGTCATATTGAATTCGTCTCTGGTGACATATTTGCCTGCTACCAGAACCTCAATTGAGGCGACCTTTTCGGCAAGTTCTCGGTCTACGGATTGAAGCTCCTTGAGGGCGGACCAAACATTGTTCAGCCACCAGCCCATCATTGCGCTGATCAGGCCGATGCCGATGTTGAACATTGTTTGGTGGTCCATCACGCAGCCCTTTTTTCGCCTCGGAACCACAAGAGGTTCTCTTTTAGCCTTGGGTCGTCAGGGCAGAATTGCAGCGCAAGCTCTCCCTGAGTAACGGCAATGTCCATCAGGCCCAGATTCCACGCCGCAATCGCCGCCAAATCGTGAGGCTGAACACCCCAAGCCGCTGGGTCGCCAGTATATACAAGTTCTCGCGTTTTTATAGCCAATGCGCGCGTCGCAGAACTCAAGCACTCATCCCAGCGCCCCTGATTATAATAGAGCTGCGCCAGACCAACCCAAGGCTCTCTCTGAGACGGCGTTTCAGACGCCGCCTTCAGCCAAAATGCCTCTGCCCGATCCCGCTGGCCGAGGATCTCGTGCCCTTGGGCAATCGTCCGCATTGCGAAGGATCTCTCGCTGTTCCAGACAGCCGTTGGCATGGCCAGATAGCGCTCGAATTCCGCAATGCATTCAGCCCAAAGCCCTCGATAGCTGAGCTCCCGGGCATAGTAGTAGGCCATTCTCGGGCACGCCCGGTCGTCCTTTGCCGCAGTAGCAAGAAGATCGAGATAGCCAGAGCGGCTTTTTGTCTGATCCGGCTTGTGAGAGATCAGGATCCTGTCGTTGAAAACCAGCCTCTCGGAAACACCCGGAGCCGGACAGACAATCTCGTGGCACATATGGCGCCAGTAATACCCCCTCCGGGCATGGATGCGTGTGTTGTAGTAGTAGAGCCCCGGCGCGAATGAAAAGGCGTGCTGAATTCTGGTCGTATCATGAGCCCACGACCGTTCAATCTCTTCTCTCCAGCCATCAGAGAGGACCTCGTCGAGGTCGAGACTGATGCACACGTCAATGTCGTCCGGGATCATCGCAAGAGCCACGTTTCGAGCATAGTCGAAACGCCACGGATCAATCGTGATGCGTCGCACATCGACGCCATGCTTCGCGCACTCGCTGATAGTCCCGTCAGTGCTGCCGGTGTCTGCAAGAAATATCAGGTCCGCGCCTCTGGCTGATTCAGCCCATCGCCCAACGAACTTCTCTTCGTTTTTTGCGATTGAATAGACGCAAATCTTTAGCTTGCTGCGATACATTCCGATGCGGCCATAGCTATTGTTCGTGGAGCCCCAGAACTGTTTCGCATAGACCTTGCCGCCGCCGGTGTATTCCGGCGCGGCAAAATGGTTCGGAATGAAGGTATAAGACGGAAAGATGCTTATGCTTTCAGGCCTATCTTTGTTAATTGCACGCGTCAGAACCGTCGGGCCCGTGGACAGCCACGGAAGGCGCTCATGCGCGCTTTCGTCAGCCTTTATGCTTTCAATAATCTTCTGAAAGAACGGAAGGCCAGCCTTCGCGCCCATGTTGCCGACAGCTACCGTCGCGCCTCGCGCATGCTCGTTTTCATATGCGCAGACAACGTCGGAGTGAAACAGGAAGTCGTCGAGAGGGGCGACGCACTCGCTGTCGGCGTCAACACAAAATCCACCCTCATTCAGGAGGATCTCGTAGCGCATCAGGTCGGCGACGCCGCAATACTGCCCGTCAGAGTAATATTTGTCGATCAGCGCCCTGTTCTGCCAGTCCGTTTCTGCGAGCTCTTTGTTTCCCCAAACCTTTAGAGACCACGAAGGGTTTTTGTGACGCCAACTGTCTATGAACCTGTCCGGGCGAAGGCTTTCGTCACCTACCCAAATGACGTGAAGCGTCTTTGGAATAGCGACAGGCTTATTGGAAAAGACATAGACGCCAATGATCCAGTCAATGTGAGAGGCGACAGGCTCACCAAAAACCTTGCGAACCTTCTCGTCGCTCCAGTCTTCAATGTGGCGCTCGTATTCATTGCCATTCACAGCGTCTTGCGGGCAATGACCCAAGGGTATGCTGACGAAGACATAATCTGCGACAGCCTTGAGGCGATCAACAAGATCAGCGGCCTCCTCAGACGTCATATGCTCAAGGACGTCCCCGGCGACGGCCACATCAAACCGCCCAAGCCGCTCGTAGTCTACGGTTCTGGCGTCATCAACAATGAGGTTGTCGTAAAGGCTCGGGAGGTCGAACTCGGAAACGTAGGGCTCCCACGCCTCGACGCCTACCCATGAAGCCTCCGGAAAGAGCTTTGCGTATGTCCCGCATCCAGCGCCGATATCAAGCATCCTTTCATGCTTGATACCGGCCATCATTTGACGCGTGAATTCCTTGCCGTTGTCTGCACTCACTGGCATCGTCGCATTCCCCTTTTAATGCGGCTGTTGCTATTTATCAGGCTGACCAGACGCCATCCTGATACGTCCATCCTGACTGAACATTTTCTGGAACATCAAACACAATTCGCGTCCCGGGCTTCTGTGCGATTGCCCTAAGCTCGTATGGGATCACCACAACCTCAGCAACGACACCTTCGCTCGTTACATGAGCGTATCGAATGATATCTGCCGGCATTTTACCCTCCATTTTTGGGTTAGACACTCAGAAAAAAGAAAGGAAGTTTCCGCTCGATGGAACAAACGGAGCAGTGAAGAAGATTCCGGTGTTATTGCCAGCGTCCGTGGAATTGAGGCCAGCGAACCATTTATAATTCGCAGGTCGCCCGTTGATGCGTGCGACAGACGCGTAATCAAAGCTAACGTAAGTGCTGCCTGTATAATTAAGCGTCGCCGCTACGCTTAGTGGATTTGTGTTTATCGTAACAAGATTACCGGATGATCCAGAGATATTCCAATTATTGAAATTATTTGTTGTTCCTCCGGAAAATCTAAGCTGCCACGCCGCAGTATTGTTCGAGGTGATATCGCTAAATGTATTGCTGCCAGTAATTAATTTAGTTTGGGTCGTAGCGGCCCCGCCGTTGAGTGCAAGCGTTCCATAGGTTTTGCCACCGCCGGAAAATGTCTGAGAGGTGCCGTTAGTCGTGTTGGCGAGTGCAATTGTTGAAGACGCGGCGCTAAGATTTGCGCTCGTCATAGTGAAGACTGTTCCGGTCCCTGTCAGGGAGACCGTCGATGTTCCCAGGTTGACATCAAGGGTCCCAGAAGTAAACGAAAGTGTTGTGGCTGATATATTATAGTTTCCCGTGTCCAATCCAATGTTAGTGAATGAAATTGTGAATGAAGATAGCAGGTCGCCCAACAATGTAACTTTTTGCCCGGACGTGCCCATGCCAGAAAAAACATAAGCGCCAAATGTGGATGGAGTTTTAACGCTTATCGACTTTCCTTGGTAGGGGGTAAAAGTGCCTGTGATTGCTGAGAGCGCTGTGACACCCGATCCATATAAAATATCGCCCCAAAACTGAGCATTTTGGTTGACGTAAATTGTAAAGGCGGAAGTTCTCGCCGAGGCGTCGATACCAGGGACATTCGCATTCTGGGCGATGTTTATTTGAGTTCCGCTGCTTGCGTTATCAATAACCGCTGTGTCCTGAATGAGTGGATAGTTTGCGATATTAGGCGTCCCGCCGCTCGTTGTCGCCCAGCCTGTAGCAGTAATCGATTGAGACCCGGCCAGGTTCCAATAGACGGTTTTTGGCGCAGTAAATGTTATATTGGTATTCCCGCCCCCTCGGTCGCTAAAATTGGTGCCAGTAAAAGGAGAGGCCGCGCCAGCGGCATTAATGTAATAAAAGTCAACATTTGCCAGTGCCGTAGCGGCAGCGGTTATTGTTCTGGCTGTTGTTGTGTTGCTTCTAAGGAAAGTCCTGCCAACAGGATTTGTATCGTTATATGTGGATATTGTCCCGGTAATTGTAACATTAGCCGTAAACGCCAGATTGGGAGACGCAGCTCCATTAAACCGAATACTTGTTGCTGTTAGCGCAGAAGAAATGGTTCCAGCGTTACTGGTGTTGAAATTTATATCATATAGTGTTTGGCCGTTTGCATTGACGCCGCCGCTACCCAACGTCGTAAGTGTGGAAGTCCCGGCGTTTACTGTAGCTGTTCCCGGCGCAACAAACGAGAACCCACCATAAAAAGCGGCGGCTGTTATTGTTGATGCGCCGAGGTTTGCTGTCCCTCCAGTCATACTAAAACCGGCGAAACTTGATATATTGTATCCATTTGTGGAAAATGTTCCGGCAGTTTGCTGAACATAGCAATTTGCCGCCGCTATCGTAAGCGCGCTACCAAGAGAGAACGAACCAGAGCCTGATATTATAAAACCTAAGCACGCAATACTGACACCATTTGTCGTTATGGTGTTTCCAGCGGCTGTCGAGGCAAATGACATATTTTGCGATGTTGTGGAAGTGGTGACACCTGTGGCTGCAAACGTCAAGCTCCCGTAAATCGTCCACGCAGCGTTGATGGCTATTGTAACCGTTCCTGATGCAGGCCCGTTTACTGTGACGCTTTGACAAACAGCGCCGGTTCCGAGCGTAACCGTGTATGAAGTAGCATTGGACGCTGAATCAAAGATTACATCGTCTGCGGACGTGGGCACGCCAGCGCCGCCAGCGCCCCCAGAAGTGGCCGCCCAATTTGTTGTGGACGAGCTATTCCATGTCCCAGCGCCGCCAACCCAATAATAGGTAGCCATCAGACATCCCCATCAATGGGCTGTTCTTGCGCCGCCGCTTCAAGCATGGCGATCCAAGACGCAACGCGCGCAGACTTGATCTCCTCGATCTCAGCAGCGGTCAGACCATGGTCATCAGGCAAAATAATCGCATCGCGATATGTGCCGTTTTCTGTCTCGACTTCAAAATCAATCGTCACCACGTTACGCCTCCTGCGCGAGAGCAATCGCATCCCATTTAGTATCGTTGGTGTTGTAGATGCAACCAACATAGATCGTTTTGCTGGCTACCGTAGACGTCGGCAGAACAATGCCGATGGCTCGATATATGGCGTCCCACGTAATCGTTCTCGACGTGCCGTTATCTTTGATCCGGAAAATCAGCTTGTTCCCCTGCACAGGCGTGCCCGTTGGGGCATTGATCGCCAATGTAGCTGCTTGCGCAGTGAAGGAATACTGATCGAAGGCGCTTATATCCGGTGTCACCGACGCCGAGGAGGTCGTTGTCGAAGTGCGCGGATCAATGCGCTTGTTCGTCAGCGTTTGCGTATCGGTTGTGCCGACAACATCGCCTGTCGGTGTATTTTTCGATGTTCCCCAAGCTGTGCCTGTAGAAACAGCAATGCCAGCGTCGGGATAGACGGTGGGGCCAGTCGCGCCAGTGACGCCTGTAGGTCCCGTAGGTCCTGTCGCTCCTGTCGCGCCGTCCGTGCCGGCCGTTCCCGTCGCGCCGGTTGCCCCGGTTACGCCCGTTGGGCCTGTCGCGCCTGTGGCTCCATTGGTTCCTGCCGCTCCTGTAGCGCCAGTTGGGCCAGTAGCGCCGGTGGCGCCATCCGTCCCCGCAGTCCCCGTCGGGCCTGTTGCTCCTGTGACACCCGTGGCGCCCGTTTGACCCGTCGGGCCTGTCGCACCAGTCGGGCCATCAATACCAGCAGTTCCTGTCGCTCCTGTCGGACCTGTAGCCCCTGTAGCTCCGTTCGCACCAGCCGTGCCTGTGGGGCCAGTCGCTCCAGTAGGCCCAAGCTGCGTGTATGTGACCTGTTGCGCCGAGACGAGAACGCCCGGAGTGCGAGGATACGCGGGAGATGCGCTTGCCGGCAGCGTCTCAATCGTCAGCGCAGCGCTCGTCGTCAGCCACATGAGACGCAGCTTATCGCCGGCGTTCAGATCAAGCGTGATTGGGACCGTCAGGATGGCGTGGCCGGCGACGGCCCCCTGCTTGCTGACGACCGCAATGCTTGAATTGGAGTCGGCAATATCGACCCAACCCGCGCCGACGTCCTGGCTATACCAAATCTGCGCGTATTGAATCTGGGAATCATCGTTCGCGAGCTGCACCGAGAACGTGACCGTATACGTCCCCTCATACGCAAAAGTCAGCGCATTACTCGAAAGCGAAATGCCGTTACCATCAACAAACGTCCCGATGGAAACAACCGTAGGCGTATTGGCCGTCGCAACCTGGTCCGTCGTATCTTCGACCTGAGCCCAGTAACCAATCGTGCCGCCCGCGCCCGTTGCTCCGGTCGGGCCTGTGGCGCCGGTGGCGCCGGTTGTGCCTACGCCAGTTGCGCCCGTAGCCCCCGTCGGGCCGGTCGCGCCTGTTGGGCCAGCTCCGCCTGTAGCTCCGGTCGGGCCAGTCGGGCCAGTCGCGCCAGTATCGCCGGCTCCAGTCGCGCCCGTGGCGCCGGTCGGGCCTGTGGCGCCTGTGGCGCCAGTGGGGCCTGTTGCGCCTGTATCGCCAGCTCCTGTGGGGCCCGTAGCGCCGGTATCGCCCGTGGGGCCCGTTGCCCCCGTGGCCCCGGTCGCACCTGCACCCGTCGCGCCTGTGGCGCCGGTGTCGCCCGTTGCCCCAGTCGCGCCTGTGCCCCCTGTCGGGCCAGTAGCACCTGTAGCACCGGCTCCGGTCGGGCCCGTGGCGCCTGTAGCGCCAGTCGCTCCGGCCTCGCCCGTGGCTCCGGTCGGGCCTGTCGGGCCAGTATCGCCAGCACCCGTGGCTCCGGTGGCTCCTGTCGGGCCTGTGGCGCCCGTGGGGCCGATATCACCGGTTGCGCCTGTCGCGCCGGTAATGCTCGCACCCGTAGCACCCGTAGCACCCGTAGCGCCTGTGGCTCCTGTGGGTCCATTTGCGCCCGCAGCACCTGTGGACCCTGTATCGCCAGTCGGTCCCGTCGCACCGGTAGCTCCGGTTGGTCCTGTAGCGCCATTCGTTCCGGCGGCGCCGGTTGCACCGGTTGCGCCCGTCGGGCCAGTCGCACCGGTCGCACCAGTCGCGCCGGCAGTTCCAGCCGTCCCCGTGGCGCCTGTTGCGCCAGTAGCGCCCGTCGCGCCAGCCGTCCCGGAGGTTCCCGTAGCGCCGGTCGCGCCAGTAACACCGGTCGCGCCGGTTGCGCCGGTAGCTCCATTTGTTCCTGCGGCTCCGGTTGCGCCCGTGGCGCCGGTCGGACCTGTGGCGCCGGTGGCGCCGTCGGTTCCTGTCGCGCCTGTTGCGCCCGTGGCGCCGGTAATACTTGCACCCGTCGCGCCTGTCGCACCCGTCGCGCCCGTGGCGCCAGCAACACCAGTCGCACCGGTCGGACCTGTGGCGCCTGTGGCTCCGGCAGGACCCGGCGCGCCGTTAAGGTTCACCGCCCATGAAGCGTAAGTCCCGGAGCCAACGGTCGAGGTAACATTAACCACCATGGCGCCGGTCCCGGAATTATAGGATGTGACCGTGCCGACCATGTAATTTGAGGAGTCATACGCAATCAGAACCTGTTGCGCGGCCGTATAGGCAAGACCGGTTCCGACTGTAAGGCTCTGTGAGCCTGTGCCGATTGTCAGCGAAGTTGTGCTGGTTGTAGGATAAACTGACCCTGGCGTTCCGGTTGTGCCCTGCGTCCCGGTAGAGACAATGTTGAATCCGGTGAAGCTGGACGTGGTTGTGTTGTTGTAGATGTAGGTAACAGTCATGTTCAGCAGATTTCCGCTGAACGCCTGAATGTAGCCCGAGAAGAAAACAGTGCCGCCAGAAGGCGGGCTCTGGGCGATCATTTGAATGTTTTGACCGACAACAAAAGCCGTCTGCGTCGGATCTTTGTTGACTGCAAGATTAGTCAGCGTGACAGGCGAAATGACTGCGGCATAGTTCGTCGGAACGCCGACAACACCCGCAGTCGTCGTGAAGTTTTCGTAGCCAATGCCTGTCGGACCCGTAGCGCCCGTTACGCCTGTAGGACCTGTGCTTCCCGTCGGACCTGTTGGCCCTGTCTCTCCGGTAGCTCCAGCGCCTGTTGGCCCTGTCGCGCCCGTTGAGCCTGTCGGGCCCGTAATACCCATTGCCCCGGAAGCAGTGATGTCAAACCCGGTGAAATTGGCAGTCGATGAGTTGTTGAACAGATAATTTACTGTGAAGTCGAGCGTCGTGCCGCTGAAGCCAGCAATATAGCCACCCAAAAACACCGTCGCGCCAGAAGGCGGACTTTGGGCGATCATTTGAATGTTCTGCCCAACGACAAATGCGGTTTGGCTTGGGTCTTTATTGACGGCGAAGCCCGTGAGCGTCACGGGCGGAGCGACAACGCCTATGTAATTTGTGCCAAGTCCGGTGATGCTGTTGATCGTGGAGAAGTCTTCATAACCGACCCCTGTCGGTCCTATGTCGCCCGTGGCGCCAGTGTCGCCCGTGGCTCCCGTAGCCCCCTCGAGCCCGGTCAGAGCAACAGCAGACGGCGAGAACGTCACTCCAGGGCCCTGATTCTGGTAATACGTCACCAGAACGTCCATGAAGATGCCGGTGTAATAGGTCACGCGACCAGTCAAAAACGCGTTGTAGTTGTAGGGATATACGATCCACCCGGGACCGCTTGCGGAGGCGTTGGTGGCCAAAACGGTGATCGTGCAAACACCCGTTCCGGTGTCGTGCGCGGTCACAACACCGTTGATCGTCGCGCCGAGAAACAGCTCAAGATAGTCGCCAACAATGATGTTGGACGACAATGTGCTGGCTGCAATCGTGAACGTCAGCGAGGAGCCAACAGACGGAGTTGAAACACTCGTCGTCACCGATGCAGTGGTTGTCGTCGTGATCGGCGTGACGCGAACATAGTCGCCAACCCGGAAGGCCGATTCTGTCGACTGAAGGTTGACAACAAGAGGAAGCGTTGTGGCTGCAGGATAGGCCGAAGAGTGAGCCGGGATCGTAAGTGTTGATCCCGACGTCTCCAGGCCCGAATAGCCCAAGCCCGTCGGCCCCGTAGCGCCCGTAGCGCCCGTAGCTCCGGTAACACCAACGCCCGTTGCGCCAGTCGGGCCTGTGGCGCCCGTTGCGCCGGCAGCTCCAG